CTGGCGGTGACGACCACGATGCCCGACGCCGGGGCCGTGAACGCCCCGGTATTGACGTTGGCGCTGGAGAACGCGGCATACGCGGTCCCGGCCACGCCCAGCAGCGTCGCGGAACCAGGCGCATACGACGTCGGCGCGCACAGGAACTGGCCCGACACGACTTTGCCGTCCACATAGGCGGTGGTTGCCAGCCGGGTCGAGTTGTTCCCCGCAGACTGCGTCGGCGCCGTCGGGTTCCCGGTCAGCGCAGCGCTGGCGAGCGGCGCCAGGAGAGCTTCGGCGGTTTCGGCCCGGGAGGTTTCCACGCCGACCGCCGAGTCCGCGTAGGCGGTCGTGGCCAGCCTGGTGCTGTTGTTCAGGGCTGACTGGGTCGGCGCCGTCGGATTGCCAGTGAGGCCGGGCGACGCGAGCGGCGCTTTCAGCGCCTCGGCCGTCTCGGCGCGCGACGTCTCGACGCCGACCGCTGCGTCCGCATAGGCGGTGGTGGCGATGTCGGTGTTGTCCGCCAGCGCGGTCTTGGTGGGCGCGGTGGGCGAGCCCGTGAGCGCCGGGCTGGCCAGCGGGGCCTTCACCGCCTCGGCGGCCTCGGCCCGGGCGGTCTCCACTGCCACAGCGCTGTCTGCATACGCTGTGGTGGCTACCTGTGTGGAGTCCGTGAGCGCAGAAGCGGTCGGCGCTACGGGCGTGCCGGTGAATGCGGGGCTGGCCTTCGGCGCGAGCAGCGCCTCCGCCGTCTCGGCCCGCGCCGTCTCGGTGGCCACCGCAGTGGTCACGAACGCGTCCGTCGCGATCTTCGTGCTGTCGTCGCCCGTGGTCTGCGTCGGCGCGGCAGGCGAGCCGGTGAAGACGGGACTGGCAAGCGGGGCAAGGAGTGCTTCCGCCGCCTCCGCGCGGGACGTCTCGACACCAACGGCGGAGTCCGCGTAGGCCGTCGTCGCAACCTGGGTGTCATCGGTGAGCGCGCTCGCCGTTGGTGCTGTCGGGGTACCTGTGAGCACCGGGTTTTCCAGCGGTGCGAGCAGAGCCTCGGCCGCCTCGGCGCGAGTGGTCTCGGTAGCCACGGCCGCTGTCGCGAACGACTCTGCGTTGGACTGCGCGGTGCCGGCCGCAGCCGCCGCATACGATTCAGCGTTGCTCTGCGCGGTCGCCGCAGCGCCCGAAGCGTCCGCCCCGGTCTGAGCAGCGGTGATTCCCGTCAGACCCGCGCCGCTGCCGTCCGGCGCCAGGTAGTCCATGCCCGCAACTGCTGCCCCGATCACCCCGTCGGCGCCTTTCAGGACGCCCGTGACCGTCGTGGACAGCGTGATCTGCGCGTCGGTGGTGTCGTCTGCTACCGTGCCCGCCAGCCCGTTGGCGCTCTCCACGGCGACCGACGTGACCGTGCCGGAGCCGCTGACAGCCTCCGGCACGTACTCGGTCCCGTCGTAGGTGAGCACTTCCCCCGAGGTGGGCGCCGTGGCCGAAACTGGCACTCCCTGGATGCCGGACACCTTCGGGTCCGCCGATGACCCCCCGGAGCCGTTCAGGTCTCCCGCGTTCACCTGGGCGTAGGCGGCCGATGACGTCACGCTGGAGACCGGCGACAGGGACGACAGGTACTGCACTACGCCCAGACTCCCCGAGCCCGCGCCCGTGCTCGCCAGCGCGGAGCCGCCCGCAGTCGCAGCGAGGGAGAACGTGTCCCCGCTCGCATCCACGACGTAGTAGACCGTGTTGCTGCGGAGCCCTCCCGGCGCCGAGCCAGGAGCGAGAGCGACCGCCGTCCCGTCGGTGAGGCTCGAGCCCGAGGCGGTGAACACGGCAGGGCTGGCGCTGGTCGACGTGAAGTCGTACACGTAGCCGGTGCCGGGGATTTTGAAGCTGTAGGCGGCCGGGCTGCCGGGGAAGCTGGAGGAGAAGGCGATGTTCCAGCCCCACCCGCTCGGCGCCCACCCGGACACATCGGTCGGCAGGAGCCACGTCAGCGGCGTCGGGTTGCTCGGGCGGAACGCCACCGACGGCCCGGACGTGACCGCTATCCCGGTGCCAGGGTCAGTGAGCTGCACCGAGGGGATCAGGGACGCCGTGCCCGCGATGACGGGGTTCAGGGCGCCGTCGAACAGATCCAGGACAAGGGGAACGAGGCTCATCCCGTCCCCCTCGGGAAGTTGCCGCTGCCCAGCGCCTTCTGGACGCTGTAGTTTCCGCCGCCGCCCTTGACGCGCACCTTCTCCTTGAGCCAGGTGATGAACAGTTCGTCCAGCCCCGAGCCCCCGCCAGTGACCTCGAGCGTCAGCGCGCCCCCGCCAGCGGTCCCGTAGCCCCGCATCCCGGCCGCCCCGAGGTGCACTGCCCCCGTCATCTGTGATGACGCCGCAGATATCCCGGACAGGTCCGAGACCATGCCCTGGCTCAGCATCTGCGCGATCTTCCGCCCGGCGATGTCGGGTGACCCCGAGCCCGACAGGGGGCCCTTCTTCGCCGGCGAGAACGGCAGGTGGGAAGTGATCTCGTGGGCGATCGACCCGATGGCCGAGCCAACAGAGCCGATCATGGACGAAATGCCGTGGATCAGGCCGCCGATCAGCGCCTTGCCCGCGTCGAACAGCAGGTCACCGAACCCGGACACGGCGGTCTTGATGATGGAGATGACATCGTGGAACATCTCCGAGGTCAGGGTCTCAAGATCGTGGCCTGCCTTGGACCAGTGCCCGGTGATCAGGTCCAGCCCGATGCCGATGATCCCGGTGACGAACTGGATGGCCATGTGGATGTCCTGGGAGATAAGGGACCACGTGGTTCTCACCAGATCGCGGATCACGGCCCACGCGACACCCCAGATGATCTTCAGGATGTCGAGGCCGACCTTGATCTCCGCAACGGTCATCGTCCAGTAGATCGTGATAATTGTGTGGATGACGGACCATACGGCCCTGGCTACCTCTTCGATCTCCTGGCCGTGGGACTTCCAGAACGCGGTGAACACCGCAAGCTGCGCCTTGAGCCACCCGAGCGCCGCACCGGCGATCTGCTCGATGTCCTTCCACAGGCCCTTCCAGAAGTCCCTGAATGCGGCGCAGTGCTTCCACAGCTCCACAAACGCGACAGCCAGCGCCGCGACCGCGAGGATGATGATCCCGATCGGGTTGGCGTCCATCGCCACGTCGAGGCCCTCCTGCGCCCCCGTGGCCCCCTCGGTGGCCGCGGCCTGGGCGTCGGTTGCGGCGGTCATCAGCCCGAGCTTGGCCAGCAGCATCTGGATGCCGGACGCGAACCCTTCCACCCCGGACCTGACATCGCCGAACGCGCCGGCGAGCTTTGACCCGAGTGCCCCGGCCAGCAGGCCCCCGACTACCACCGCGAAGGCGATTGACGCCGCCTTGTTCTTCGCGATCAGCTCGAAAAAGCTGGTGAGAGGCTTCAGGACCGCGGTCACCGAGGGCAGCAGGGCCAGCCCGAGGGAGTCGCCCATGGCCTCGATGGCCTTGACGGCCGCCCCGATCTGGAAATTCGCCTCGCCCTGGATGTGGGCCCAGCCCTTCACGTTCGACCCGGCGCCCTTCGCCGAGGCCGCGATGGCCTTCACGTTGGCGTTGAAGGTGGCCGTGTGCTTCCCGGTCAGCATCAGCGCGTCGTTCAGGCCGGTCGCGCCGCCCATCATGGCGGCCATGGCGCCCGCATAGGACTGCTTGAGCCCCGTCGCCGAGGTGGCAGAGGTCTCGAACAGGGAGATCAGCTTGGCCTGCTCGGGGTTCAGGCTGTAGACGGCCGTGCGCAGCTGCTTGGTGCTGATCGTGCCGGCCAGGATCTGCCGGGCCAGGCCCGCGGCGGCCGGGGTCATGCTGTGCATGTAGCCGAGAAGCACGTCGCCGCCCTTGGTGTTCTTCAGGACGGCGTCCGACAGCCCGGCGATGGTACCGGTCAGCCCCTGCTTCCCGAGGTTCTTCTGCACCTGCAGGGCGTTGACGCCCATTGCCCGCATTTCCTGGCTGGCCGCGCCCGATGGGTGCAGCAGCGAGCGGATGGCGAACGCCAGGTCCTGGGTAGCCTGCCGGGCCGACATGCCCATCCCGGTCATCGTCGCGACCGCGCCGCCGACCTGGGCGAAGGAGATCTTCGCCGACGCGGCCACGGGCAGCACGGCGGACAGGGACGAGGCAAGGTCCTGCATCGTCATCTTGCCGCGGCCCACCGCGGTGACCATCTGGTTGGTGAACGACGTGGCCTGGCTGGCCTTCATCCCGTAGGCGTTCAGGCCGCTGGTCACGGCGTTCGACACGTCAGCCAGGTCCGCGCCCTCCGCCTGGGCGCCCTGCGCGGCGGCCTTCAGCACCTCCAGGCCCGCAGCGCCGTGGAAGCCGGCGCTTTCCACCATGTACATGCCGGAGGCAAGCTGGGAGGTGGAGGTGTTGGTGGCCGAGGACAGCGCCAGGATGCCGTGCTGCACCATGCCCAGGTTCTTCGCCGACTCACCGGCTGAGGTGACCAGGCGTGTGGTCTGCTGCTGAAAGTCCGCGGCACCCTTCACCGCCAGGCCCAGGCCGACCGCGACACCGAGAGCGGCCATCTTCATCTTCCCGCCAGCCCCGGCGAACATGCCGGCGGACTCGTCGGACTTCAGGCCTGCTTCAACCTGCTCATCGGAGGCGGTCTTCGTCATGGTGGCGACATCGGCCTCGGAGTCCGCGAGCGCTTTCCGGGCGTCGGCTGAGGCCAGCGACGCTCCGGTCAGCCGGTCCTGCGCCGCCGCGAGTTCATCTGCCGACGCCGTCTCGTCCCCCTGAACCCTGGTTACCTCAGCCGCTGCGTCCGCCTGTGCCTTCTGGGCCTCATCGAACTCCGCCTGCGATGCGGCGGCCTTTCCCAGTGCGGCCTCGTAGTCGGCCATGGACGCGTCGACCTTGGCCGCCATCTCTTCCGCGCTGGCACTGGTTTCGCCGAATGTCTCCGGCGCATCACTGTCTGCCGTGACAAGGATCTTGACGACGTTCTCGCCGGCCATCTTGCCTGCTCACCTCCCCTCTGCTGTCTCCGGGCTGGCCAGGGCCAGCACCTGCAGGCCCCGCAGCCATTCGGTGTCCGCTTCCGCGGCCCGGTCGGCGGGTATCCCGAACACCTGCCACAAGGCTGCGTAAACCTGGTATTTCGTCAGGGCGCCAGGCTTGCCGACGCTTTCGCCAGTCCCGGTGGAAGCGCCCCCTGCGAGGTCGGCCCACCGTTCGATCTGGCCGGCGAGGTAGGGTCCACGCCGCCGGCCGCCTTCGACCACCGCATGAAGATCTCCATCGCCAGGTCGAAGTCCAGGTCCGCAAGATGCTCGTAGTCGGCCGGGACGGGCTGGCCGCCGCTGGTGATGTTCCAGGAGATGAGCTGGCGGGCGAATCGCTGCAGCAGTTTGCGCGACTCGGCGGCCTTCGGCGGGTCACCCAGCGCGTCGGCCATCTCGCCGAGCTCGAAGAAGCCGCTGGTGCTCATGCCCTTGGCGGTGACCTCGAGGCCCGGGTAGGCGGTGCCGTCTCCCCAGGCCAGCTCGTAGATCTTCGGCTTGGGCTCGAAACCGCCGCTCATGCCGCATTGACCCAAGTCGGAAGTTGACCGTCACCAAGCACGAGCTCTGACGAGGACGTGAGTTCTCCCGTCGCCGACCGGGCCACGTCGTAGGTGCTGACGTAGCAGTTGGCACCGAGGTACGGGTACTCGGTGGCGGTCGGCGTGATCTGCACGGAGCGCAGCACCGACGTGGATGACATGGTGGACAGCACCTGGTGGCCCATGTTCGCCGCGTTGTCGAAGATCAGCTTCAGGCTGAAGGTGCAGTCGGCGAGCAGGAGCAGCCGCTGGTGGGCGTAGACGTCCACGCCCGTGACGTCCTGCACGCCGCGAGGCGTAGACATGCCGAACTCGGTGACGTCGTCGGAGATGGTCTGGTTTGTGTCGGTGTCATCTGCCACTACAACAGTTGCCCCCAGGCCGGAAACCTTAGCCAATGTCCCGCTCCTTCCTCATTTATCCCTTTTGCAGGCGTTCGGCGAGAGTGCCGACGTGCTCGTCCAGGTCGCCGATCCACCCGGACATGTCGGTGTGACGGCCAACCACCTGCTGGCCGGCGCGTACCTGCCACGAAGCGGGCCGGGTCCGGTGCTCGGTGAAGCACCGCTGATGGGCGGCGAAGCGGAACACGGTCACGTCCGGCCCGTGCATCTCCCGGAAGTCGCGGCCGGAGGCACCTGAGCGGATCCACTCTGCGGCGTCCCTGCCTTCAGGGGTGCGCTCGTCAAGGATGGTGTCCCAGCCGAACTGCCAGTTCTCGCAGCGCACCTGCTCGCAGGCGGCCTTCACCCACCGGTCGGGCGGCATGCGGACCACGTAATCCCGGGTCCGGCGCTGGCGCAGCGGTGCAGGCATCAGGGGTCACCTCCCTCAGAAGTTCGTCGCTGCGAGGTTGCGGTTGATGACGACGGCGAAGGTCGCTGGATCGAACGTGCCCGTGGTGATGACCCGCAGGTAGCGGCGCACCGTTGCCGTGCTCGCCGTCGCCAGCCGCTGCGTGGCCGGCGCCGCGGTGACCGCGGTGAACGTCAGGCCGGTCACCGCAGTCCACGAGGAGTTGTCCGCGGAGTCCTCGATCTCCACGGTCACGGACGTGCCGGTGAACGCCGTCACCTGCAGGTAGGCCTGCGCCCCGAAGGCGGTCGCCAGGGTCCAGGTCCACGTCGGCGCCGCCGAGTACGTCAGCGTGATCGCCTGGCCCGCGGGAACCGTGTACGTGCCGTCGCCTGAACCGACCGTGACGCCGTTGACCTTGACGTTGGACACCGTCCCGCCGCTGACCACCACCGTCGCGGGCAGCGGCGAAGAGTTCGTGACCGGTGTCGTTGACGACGGGACCGAGGGCGTGGTGAACGCGGCGCCGCTGTCGAAACTGGAACCGTTCGTGTCTGCGGTGTCGGTGCGCAGGCCCGGGGTCAGCTGCACACCCCACTCCAGGCCGTAGCCCTGGCCCTGGCCCTCGGTCTTCATCGTCAGCCCGCCGTCGCTCGCGCGGGACGGGTCGTAGTTGATCTGCTTGGCGTTCAGGCACGCCGCCGGGGACCCGATCGACAGCGGCGGAACCAGGAACGTCATCAGCACATCGGCGGTAGGCAGCGCGTCCAGGACCGGGGTCGCGTTCGCGGCGTCCCAGAAACTGGTGAAGCCCATCATGCCGTCGCGGAGGCCCGGGACGCGGGAATGGGCGGACTGGGTAATGTCGGTCACGTCCAGGGGACTCATGCTGGCGCTTATTGAATCCAGCGCGTTCACGTCGCCGGAAATATCGTAGCCACCGCAAATGAACCGAGCCCCGATGCCACTCTGCTTACCACTCACGGATTCATCACCCACATGTCGTTGATAACGATCCCGAGACTTATCTGCTCAACTCTGAACTGCTTTCCCTCTTGCTCCACATACACGGGCTCGGCGCGCAGGTTCAGCAGGTCGATGTCCCGCACCGTCCCGCCGAGGGTGAAGTTGCCGCTGTACTCGTTGAGCAGCGTGGACACCGCGGTCAGGATCGCCGGGTCCACGCCGTCCAGCGGCTTCTGCATCATGGAAGACCAGACCATGATCAGGAACGTGATGGTGCCGCTGACTGAGCCGAGGCCCGACATTGCCCCGCTGGCAGCGATCGGGCCGAGGATGATCGAGCAGGACAGTCCCTCTCCTGGCGCATTTTCGGAGTCGTGGGTATTGACCCTGCGGAAGATGCCGAGCGTCAGCGCGTGCGATTCCAGCTCGGAGTAGAGGCTGTTGACGGCATCGGTGTCGAAGAAGCTCACTCCGCACCCCCGCCCATCCGCTCGATGAACCGCGCCAGTTCGGCTTGCGCGTAGGGCGTGACCTGCTTCCGCATGCGCGCCCGGGTCCGGCGGAACGTGTGGTAGCCGCGGAAGTCCGTCGACTGGTTGCGCTTGCTGGTGCCTTCCAGCCAGGGCCAGGCGTACTCGCCCTCGCGGATCCCGCCGGAGACGACCCAGTTGGCACCTTCGCCGGAGATCTTCACGCCGGCCGCCGCAGCCCCGGTCCCGCCCCGGCCGGACTTGTCCATCCGCGCGGTGTCGAGCTTGATCCAGGTCTGGGCTATCTCCGCGATCTCGGCAGACAGGGCGCGGGTGAAGTCCCGGGCGGCAACAGCGGCCTGGCCATCGAAAATCGGGCCCGTGAGGGTGACCTTGGTTGTCGGCATCACATCCGCCTTGGCTGGTTGCGGCCTTTGCCTGCCGACCTTGGCGTGGTGGTGGCAGGAGGCGGGACCGCGGGCCCGGCCGCGCCTGGGGCAGGTGCGGCCTTTTCTGCGTTCAAACCCTCTGACTTCGCCGGGTTGCTACCGGCTCCTCCCCTTGCCGGCCCGTCGGCCACCACCGAGACGTGCTGCATGACATCGGCGCAGTGGCCGGCCACGACGCGCTCAATGTGGCCCTGCATGATCACGTGCCGCCTGTCGGCCTCCTCGGCGATGCGCTTCTCTATCGCGGACACGCGCTCGTGCACCTGGGATGCGACCTGCTTGCTGGCGTGGTGGCCGGTGAGCCACGCGAACACTGCGGCGAGCAGCGGGATCGCCGCGAGCATCACCACGACGGCAGCCACCTGGCCCGCGGCGCTCAGTGACGGGTTGCAGCCCACCGTCGAGGCGGTCCCTACCGAGCAGTACAGGCCGGTGCCGAAACCCAGGTGCCAGGTGGCCGCGAGCGCCCATCCGCCGGCGGCCACGACCACGGCAGCGGCGGCGAGCAGGAGGATCGCGCGCTTCATGATTGCCCCCGCTGCCAGGTCTGGCCAAGCGCCCTCTGCACGCTGCCGGTCCCGCCACCGCCGCGGCGGTGGATCTCGCTCCGCAGCCAGTCCCAGATGCCGGGCACTGGCTCGCTGGGCGGAGTGACCGTAACCTGTGCCTCGGGTGCCGCCAGCCGCTCAGCGAGCAGATCGAGACGCTCGATCAGGGCCTCCAGCAGATGCTCGACGGAAACTTCGGGCCGGGCGTCCCCCTCGTGGCGACTGCACCACGGCGTTCCGTTGATCTTGTGCTTGCCGATGCGCCAGCAGCCGTCCTTGTGGCAATTGTGCAGGTGGTACGTGCCGATGATCGCCGTCAGCAGCGACAGCACCGTCAGGGCCGGCACGAAGCCCGACTCCAGCTGGTAAGGCCAGCCGGTGCCCTGCGGCACGGGCGAGATGCCCATGCCGAACCGCCACGCCAGCCAGTGCGTGACCGCCGAGTAGGTGATCACCGCGACGGCCACGCATGCCGAGAAGGCGGTCAGAAGGCGCTTCATGCCACACCCGCCGGGGTGAAGTGCACGCAGACAGCCACGACCACCGCAGCGGCCAGCAGCACGCCGTAGGACTCGGCAGCGGCCAGGACAAGGCTCCGCTCGCCGGTCCGGTGCCTCTTCCACGCAATGACCGCGGTGATCACGAGCACGAAAGCGACCGACCAGCTGCGGGCGTACCAGCCGGGCATCACAGCGAACGGGAGGGCCGGGATCACCGCGCCCGCGCCCGTGGCCAGCCCGATGGCCAGCGACGGCAGGAAGCCGTTCCTGGACTCGCTCAGCCACTCCCCTGCGGCCATGCCCACCGTCTCGGCCGCGCCTACGCCTATCGCTACGGGCAGGATCAGTGACGGGTGGGCCAGCAGGCCGAGGACGACGCCCAGGTAGCACACGAGGCCGTCGGACAAACCGAACGTCACGGGCCTGGTCAGGGTGCGGGGTTCGGTGCCCGTCACGGCGCACCCCCGCAGGTGACTAGCTCTTTGTCCTCGCTGATCTTGTCGAACCGGGGCGCCTCGAACGGCGGCAGCCCGCAGCACGGCATGAACCCGTCCCCGCCATCGGGAGGGCACAGGTGGGTGACGATCAGCCGCCGCTCCGCGACCTGCGCAGAGCCGTCCTCGCCGCGGCACAGCTTGAGTTCGACCTCGCGCCCCTCGAGGTCTTCCGGTGCCCCCGGGTCCTCAAACGACCACCAGTGGGTGCCCGCGGTTCCCGGCTCCTGCTGCTCTGCCAGCGAGCAGCCTTCTGGCCACTGCGGCTTCATGGCCAGCAGCGGGTCGGCGATGAGGATGCGGTAGCGGGTCATACGGCACGGCTCCTTGCCTGCCGGCCGTACTCGGTGCGGCACTCTTCCCACAGGTCCGCCAGCGCCATCCCGGACGCCGGCCGTGCGGCGTCCCCGGAGCCGACCATCCGCGAGTAGCCCGCGGTCTCCTGCAGGATCCGGTTCACCGCCTCGCCGATCGCAAGGTCGCGGACGAGTTGCGGCACCCGGTGCTTGTACACCGCGGTCCCTGAGTCCCAGGACGCCGCCGTGGTGCCCTGGGCGCCCCGCTGCACGGTCAGCGACCGGTAGGCGTAGATCTCCGCGCCAGAGTGGGAGGTGAGCACGGTGCCGTTCCAGGCCCGCTCCACGGTCGCGATGCCGTTCACGACCATCTGCACGAGCATCTGCTCGGAGTCCAGCAGCAGCACCTCGCCCGTGTTCGGCGCGTCGCCGCTGCCGGTCCACTCGAGCTGGTCATCGGCCGTGGAAGCCGTCGAGCACCCGTCGCCGGACTGGGCCAGTCCCGTGTCCAGGGCCGAGCGGTCCTGCACGAGCACCCGCTCGCCGGTGTAGGGCGCGACCAGCCCGGCGTGGCCGAGGGTGTCGTCCGGGTACGGCGGGGTGCCGCGGGCGTAGCCGAGGATCAGCAGGTCCCCTACACCCATCAGCGCGGCGTTGGTGACCGTGATGGGCGTCGTGCTCGAGGTGACCTCTGCGGCCAGATCGGCAACCGGGTCCGCTTCTCCCGTGAAACCCCACGTCGCCTGCACCTCGATGGCGTTCTGCGGGGTCTGGGAGTTGCCGCCGAACGTGGAGGAGGTGGAGCGGTCAAGCTCGATCTTCGTCCACGGGAACGCGGGTCTTTTGTTGGCCGGCCGCAGGAAGCACGTGTTCAGCGGGATGTTCACGCCGCCGCTGGAGAACGTGGTCAGGCACAGGACGTCGTTCCAGTCCAGGAACAGCTCCCACGGGGACGAATACTGGTAGTTCGGTGTAACGGCCAGTCCCACCACTTCGTGCCGTCCCACGGGACGAACAGCCGGTGCAGGTGGCCTTCAATATTCTGAGTGATCGACTGAATGGCACGATCGGTCTTGTACTGGACCTCGGTCGTGATTCCGTCTTTAAAATCAATGGCCCGCTGAGCATCCTCGCGAGAGCAATAGCACGGGGCAAAAACTGACATCGAGCATCACCTCCTTCCACCAGGCGGGAGCGGGTGACCGTCAAAGATCACATGGCACTTGGTGCACAGGCGGATGTAGTCGTCCAGGTTCGTGCTCCACTCGCCGAGTTCGTGGCCTTCGCCGGCGTACGCCCACTCGAACTTCCTGGCGGTGGTCGTGCCGCAGTGCTCGCACAGCGCCGGGGTGCCGCGGTCCTTTGCCAGCCGCTTGTGCACGGCGCCGTACGACAGCGGCCCGCGCACCTCAGTGCCCGCGCGACGTGCAGCGCTCATCCGCGCGCGGGCCTCAGGGGTGCGCTTCATGCCGAGGTTCCCGGCGCCATAGCTATTGCCCCGGTTGGCAGCGCCGATTTTGGCGCGCTGCTCGGGTGTCATTGTCTCGCCTTTTCGCATGGCCAATTTTACCGCGAAATGGCTGACCCTATGCCTATTTTCGCATGCGTGTTCGATAACAGTCCTGCGAATTTGGGCGTATTCGTAAACAGTCATGACCAGGTCACCGCCCATGCGCCCTCGATGACGGCGCCGGGGAAGTCCTCCGGGCTGTACGGCTCGCCCCACGACCACCAGGTGCCGTCCGGGGCCGTGGTGACTACGTGCGGGACCGGCGTCAGGTCCAGGTACAGGAGCGCGCTCCGCTCGAGGTCCAGCCCGAGCGCTGGCCGCCAGTCGGCCGGGAAATGGCCGACGCCGTATTCGTGCGCGGCCTTCAGCGTGTCCAGGATCGACGCACCCTCGTCCGGGTCACCCGCCGTGCGCCAGTACAGGGCCAGCACGTCCTCCTCGTGCACGGCTACGCCCAGCGCCAGCCGCAGCGACGCCGCGAGGGCCTGAGCAGCACAGCAGTTCACGTCACCAGGAGCCAGCGCCAGCCCGGTCTTGCGCTTCGCCTTCCTCTCGGCGCGCTCGTGCTTAAGGGAAGTGATCCTCTTGCCGATCGAGGCAGCCTTGGCGAGGTCGTGCTTGCGCACCGCCGGCCTTCTGGCGTCTGCGGCTTCGTGCTTGAGCGTGGACTCCTTCGCCTTGTCCGAGCGGATCTGCGCTGTCAGATGCTCGGCCGCGGGCGCCTTCGCGGCCTTGCCGGCCGCCGTCTTCTTCTTCGTGGACATGGCTCACCCCGCCACGGGGCCGAGGACCACCAAGGGGCTCACGCTCGCGCCGGCTGCGGTCGTGAACGTGGACTGCGGCCAGAACCGGCCATCGATGCGGCTGCGCACGCGTATGTTCACGGTGTCGCTGGCGAACCCGGCACCAGCGGCGGACAGTTCCACGGTCAGGGCCAGGAGGCTGCCTATGAGGTACTGGGACAGGTCAGCGAGGATGACGTCGCCGTTGTCCCCGAGCGCCGGGTTGTGGTCATGGGGGAAGCAGGGCAGCCCGATCAGGCGCCAGCACCCGGCAGCGGAGTCGAACTCCAGCCACTCCGACGCCGGGACGTACGTCGCGGAAGGCGACTCGCCTACGCCGAGGGACAGCGTCAGGAAGTAATCGAAGACCTGCGAGTTGACCAGCCAGCACGCCCTGCCGCGTTCGGCCGCCGGGTGCAGCGCCTCCATCATGGCAGCCACGTCCGCCAGGCCGACCACGCTCTCAACAGCCCGGTCCACCAGCAGCGCGCCCGGAGCGTTCACCAGCCCCTGCGGCTGCCCGGTCCCGGTGCCGTTGATCCACAGTTCGTCCTCGTACCAGGCATAACCCTCGGCGATGATGCGGCCGAGCAGGTCACCCATTGACGAGGCCGCGTCGGACAAGAGCTCGGACGGCACGTTCTGCAGGTAGCCGGCGTACTTGCGGGCCTCCAGCTGGAGCCGGTCGAACGCCGGCGCGGTCGCCGGGATCGTGTCGCCCTCCTCCACCACGGAGAACGTCATGCCGCCCAGGGCCTGGCCGCCCTCGCTCTCATCGAAGGCCGAGAGGGTGGGCACCGCCTGCTGCAGGCTCGTCATCGGCACGACCGTGGCGCGGGGGCGGATGATCGCGCCGGCGGTGTAGTTCAGGATCTGCTCGGTCAGCACCCACGGCACGAGGAAGCCGCCCTCGGACGGGATGCGTTCCGTCATGCCCTGGGCCGCGTCACGGATCACCGGCCGCACGCCGAGGCGGTCCTGAGGGTCGCGCAGGGCTGCCAGGAACCGTGACCACGACTGCGCCCACTCGTACTGGTCGAGGACCGCGCCGGGGGGCGTGAAGTCCGGCCCGCTCATCCGTCCCTGCCCATCTTCACGCCATGCCGCGGCACCACAACGTCCCTTGGTGCGCGCCATCCGCAGTACTTGCAGAACTTCACGACCGAGGCCCCAGCGTCAGTACTCGGCCCGGTCGTCAGCGGCTCGCCGTCACGGGGGCATGCGAGGCCGCCGTTGCTCATGACCTCCTGCTGCCACCAGTCGAACTCCATGTTCTGGTCGGCGAGGATCCCGGCCAGGCCGTAGTAGGCACCCGTTGCGGGCAGGCCGCTCATGGCGTGGCCTCCGTCCGGTGCTCAGCGAGCCGCTGCATCGGCAACTGGCAATTGGGGCAGTTGACGGCAGCCTTCCACGCGCCGCCGATTGCGAGAGTCGCCCGGCAAGGCGTGCAGTTGTAGCTGTGCCAGACGTCGGGCATCCCGCCGGCGGCCGTCACGGCGTGGCCTTCTGCGGCGGGGTCGCAGGCTTCGCCGGAGACGGCGGCGGAGTTGCGGCCTTAGGTGCTGACGGCGCGGAGGGCGCGGCAACTGGCGGCGGGGTGCCCGCCTTCTGCTCGGCGACCGTGACCGTTTCCTCTGGCGGGACCCCGGCCGCCTTCTGGTCGGCCACGGTCACGACAGCAGGCACTTCTTCCTCCGCTGCGGGCTTCACCTCGCCTGCGGGAACGGGAACGGCCGGCGGCACCGCTGCGCCGTCCGGCAGGATCGCTGAGGCGTGCACGGTCGTGACAGAGCCGATGGTCGCCGCGCCGAACCGGTTGATCTTGGGCACCTCGTCCTCCTGTCCGGCCGCGGGCGCGGCCCCTTCCTCGTCATGCGCCGTGGCCCGGCAGGCCGGGCAGCACGGCGCGCCGGGTGTGTACAGGCACCCGCACTCCCGGCACACCCAGCGCACATGCCCTCCCGCAGGTCAGCAGCCGACGGCGTACTGCGCGAACACCGTTGAGGTCCCGGACGCCTTCACGTACCAGCCGGCCGGCAGCCGGAAGCTGATGGCCTGCCCGGCCGTGACCGACGCGTCGTTCACCATCACCACGTCGTTCGCCGCGCTGCTGTGGCCGAATTCGACCGTCGTCGCCGTGCCCGACGTAGTCACGCACAGGTAGACCATGTAGTCGCGGCTCGTGTCGGCCAGCTGCGCCGCCGTGCCGTCAAACCCCAGCGAGGTCAGGACCGGCGGCGAGGACGCCGTGTTCGTTCCGCCGTTGAGGATCTGCACGCCGTTGACCACGTTCGGCGTCTGGTAGGTGCCGTCCTTGCGCTGGAACGTGGTCGTCTGGTCGACGCTCTCGCCGACGCCGCCGGTCGCGCCCTGCTGCTGGCTGATCTTCGCGTCGGACACTGGCCGGCCTTACGAGCTCGCGCCGGACAGGACCCGCAGGTTCGGCGGGGTCCGCTGCACCAGCAGGTCATGCAGGATCGCCATGACCAGGCCAGCGGAGCCGTGGGTCACCGAGACGTACTCCGCGCCGGCCGGCAGGTCGCTGCCGTCCACGTAGAACGACACCGCGCCCGACGCGATGACCACGTTGTCCGCAGCAGCCTGCGTGTGCATCACCCACGGGTCCGCGCCCGCGGTGGACGCGTTGGTGTAGTAGTCGGTGATCGTGGCCAGATCCGTGGTGTCGCCGTTGTACGTGGCGGCCGAGGTGAGCGTGAAAGTGTCGTCTCCGGTGCAGACGAAGGTCACGCCCGCGCAGTCCTTCAGGCTGATCAGCGTGCCCTGCGCAATGGGGACCACGTTCACCACGCGGCCCAGGCCTTCCATCATTGGCGGTTGCCTCCTTAAGGCTTGTGATTCAGGTCCGGGTCAGGCCGAGGACGCCGTGGTGT